TACCTTTGTAGCATGACAGAAATAGAAATTCAATCAAGATTTAATGTCGGTCCAGCAATTGGATGGGGATATTACGGTAAGGACGAGGAGTTCGACTACGGAGAGTTAATAATATATCTAACATTTATAAGTATACACATCAGATGGGAATAAAACTAGAAAACAACAACAAGCCGATGCCAACACAGGAGATCGGATTGTACAGAATGGCCAAGGCTAAAAAAGAAATGCACGAGGCTAAAGAGATGATGGAAAAATCTATGACGATGGCTAACGCCATTAACTTAGCTAAGACTATGCCTACCATGTCATTCATGAAAGGTAAAAAGAAATAAAGATTCCATTCTTTGCCTAAACATTTTTGTTTAGAACGAGCACCCTAACGGGTGCTTTTGTTTTTAATAAATAATATGTATATTTGTCGAGAATTAAATCTAATATACTATGAATACAAGAGAATTAACATTCGGAGAAAAGTTAGTTGGACTAACATTTAATCCTTCAGGAGATGCTAATGTGAACAGAGCAAAAGAACTTTGCGCAGAACTAGCAGACCTACTAAATCAAAACGCGGATCCAAACTCAGAGAGACCGCTATGTAGACTATTATTTGATAAGGCCATCGGTGATATACTAGATGCGCAGATGAATGTAGTCAAAGTCTTAACATTTCAATACTAAGAAATGAAGTACAGAAAAAAACCGATAGAAATTGAAGCGCTTCAGTTTATCATAGATTTTACTCAGTTAGATAAACTTAGAGAGTTTGCCGGAGACAATATAGACTATCAATGGATACACGAGGGTGAGATATCCGTTAAAACATTAGAAGGTAATATGCGCGCATATGAAGAGGACTATATTATTAAAGGTATAAAGGGAGAGTTCTACCCATGCGACAAGGATATCTTTGAATTAACTTACGAAAAAATTTAATATGACAAACTTCGGATACAGTCCAAAAGTTCTAGACTTTGAACAAGAAGGACGAGAAAAATTAATCAACGGCATCACCACGATTGCCAAGGCAGTAAAGAGCACACTAGGACCGCGCGGAAAGACCGTACTAATCGAGTCGATCAACCACACGCACGGTATTACAGTAACTAAGGACGGCGTAACAGTCGCTAAATCAATTGACCTGCTAGATCCAGTAGAGAACCTGGCAGTAAAAATGATGAAAGAAGCGGCCGACCGCACCGCTACAAGCGCTGGTGACGGTACCACAACGGCCATCGTACTAACAGAGGCGCTGGTAAAGCACGGTCAGGACATGATCACCAGTAACCTGAACACAACAGAGGTGATCAGACAGATCAACGACACAACAAACAAGCTAATCAGTCGACTAGAGAAGCGTTCAAAGAAGGTAACGGGCAAGACGTTGAACAACGTGGCGTCAATATCTGCCAATAACGACTCTGAGATTGGTAATTTGATCTCTGAAGCGTACGACAAGGTTGGTAAGACCGGTATCGTAACGGTTGAGAACTCACAGACGGCCGAGACATACTGCGAGTATACCAACGGTATCAAGGTAAACAGAGGATACACGTCACAACTGTTCGTGAACGACCACAGAAAGGACGAGTGCATACTAGAGGACGTACATATTCTGGTTACAGATCAGGAGATCAACAACATCCTATCGATAGAGAACGTACTTAGAGACGTGATCCAGACCGGCAAGAAACTATTGATCATCGGTCCGTGCAGTCAAAACGTAATTAACACACTAGCAATCAACGTAGTACAGAAAGGACTTAAGTTCTGCAACATCACACCGCCTGAGTTTGGTTACAAGAGAAACGAGCTGATGAACGATATCGCGTTGGCAGTAGGTGCCAAGTACTTCTCTGAGCAGACTGGAGACGATTTAAGCCTTATGACAATCGAGTCACTTGGTAAGGCTAAGCGTGTAATCGTTGGAAGGGAATCGGCGTCAATTATAAAATCAGAATCGACCACTGACGTGGTAGAAGAAAGAGTAGCTCAGTTATGGCAGGCTCACGACTTGAGTAATAAAAAGAACGACCAGGACTTTATCAAGGAGCGTATTGCTAGCTTGACAGGAGGAATTGCTGTTATTCACGTCGGAGGGAACTCTGACTTAGAGCAGAAGGAACGCAAGGACAGAGTAGACGACGCAGTATGCGCGGTACGATCTGCACTGGAGGAGGGCATCCTACCTGGTGGTGGAGTAGCACTGTTCAACGAGTCGTACGCGATCATTGCAGATGCAGACGACATGATCGAGGATATCAGCGCCGAGCAGTACGCGGCGATGCATATTGTGGCAAGAGCCATTCAGGCACCGTTGCTACAGATATTTGAGAACGCCGGACTAGATGGATACGAGTTGATGGATGGACTACAAGGATACACCGTTGGATTCGATATTAAGAACATGACAACTGGCGACATGTACAAGATGGGTGTAATCGATCCGCTAAAAGTAACAAAGAACGCACTGAAGAATGCCGTATCAGTATCGACAACAGTGCTTAGTACTAACGCAATTATAACAATGGCAAGAGCATAACATGTGGACAGCTAATAACACATCAGAAAACAAAATGAGTAAATTTCAACCAATAAATAAGTACATAGTAATAAATGCGATTGACGAGCAGATCCAGACAGACTCTGGACTACTACTGTCAGGAAGTGATAACGAAAAGTTTCGCTACAAAAAAGGCCAGGTCGTTCGACCTGGCACAAATGTAGACTGTGTAAAGGAGGAGGACCTTATATATTATGATAAGGGAGCTGGTTATACCATGCTAATCAACGACACTCCTTACACGATTATACTAGAGCGCGACATCGTCGTTGTTCTTTAGGCTCTTTTTATACTCTAGATAAGGAGTTATCTCCTTTCTTCTCTTAATAACATGAGGCTGCTTCTGGTACTCTTGCTCAGCAAGGTCAGACAGCCTCTTTTTTTCTTTTCTTGTACGATTCATCTTACGAATTATAGTCTTATCGCGGTCCATAGCGTACCCACTGTTCCTTTTTTGAAACATTGGATTGGCACTAGGCGACTCAGATATAGTCTGCTCACCCTCAAGCTTCTTGTAGATGGCCTTTATAAGATTTCGACCCTTCAACGACACCTCATATAGCGTAGCCTCGTTACCGATACGGTCCCTCCACTTGCTAATCCATCCGTCACGGTATAGTCTAGCAAATCTTACGTTGTCCCACGACATCATCTTGTTGAATTCTACGAACTTTGACTTGTTAAAAAGCCTCTCGCTGTGTAAAAATAGTAGCATCTCTAGGTCTGAATAGCTTAGACCGTGTTTTTCTCTGGCCCATATACGAACAATACGCCAGTACTTGAGATAATCTGACTTTGGTTCTACCCTTGTATAGGTTTTCTTGATTATTTTAGTAAATTTCATTTGAATTAAATTTAATATCTTTGCAAAGATAAATAATTTATAGCTATGAAGAAAAAATGTGCACCTAGCATGGCTGCTGGAAAGAAAAAAGCAGCTCAGTACGAGTCAAAAAAGTCTCTTAATAACAAAATGAGCTACTTAAAGGGTAACGTAAAGAAATAAATTATGCCGTTAAAGTCAGGAAAGAGCGCTAAAACAATTAGTGCCAACATAAGAACAGAAATGAAGCACGGAAAGCCTCAAAAGCAGGCTATTGCTATTGCATTATCAAAGGCTGGAAAGTCTAAAAAGAAGTAAGTTATGATTGATAAGAAGTCAATGAAGTGCAACACTCCTAAGAGAACACCTAGTCACCCTACAAAGTCTCATGTTGTAAAGGCGTGTACTAATGGAAAGGAAAAGATAATTCGATTCGGAGAGCAAGGAGCTAAGACAGCAGGAAAACCAAAGGCAGGAGAGAGCGACGCAATGAAGGCGAAGAGGGCGTCATTTAAGGCAAGACATGGAAAGAATATAGCTAAAGGAAAATCAAGTGCGGCCTTTTGGTCGGATAAAATTAAATGGATTATAGTTATATCTTTTTTTATTTAAAAAAAACAATGAACGTAATAAAAAAGGAAGACGGTAGGTTTTATAAAGAATGCCCTAGTTGTGGAGAAGAACAAAGTTATTTAAGAAAAAATTACGCAGAAGAGTCTTTTAAGCTAGAAAAACTTTGTAAAAAGTGTAGTAATAAAATTCCAGAAAACAATTCTCATAAAGGTTATTACAAAAACGTTCTTAGAAAATCTTTTGCGCATAAATACAAAACTAACGCTTTAATTAGACGTATAGATTGGAATGTATCTTTTGATTATCTTGCAGAATTATTAATAGAACAAGATTTTAAATGCGCATTGACTGATTTTGACATACACGCAATGGAGGTTAATAGTCCAGCTTCATTAGATAGAATCGATAGTTCTATTGGTTATGTTGAAGGTAATTTACAATGGGTAACAAGTAAAGTTAATATGATGAAGCAGCAATATAGCCAAGAAGACTTTATTCAAGTTTGTATTGCTGTATCAAATAAACATAAGTTATGAAGATGATGAAAAGAAAAGATGGATCAGTATCTAAGCGAGGTCTATGGGACAACATTAGAGCTAATGCTGGAAGTGGAAAGGCTCCAACAAAAGAGATGCTAAAGCAAGAAAAAAAGATAAAAAAGAAGAAATAATGCCAGGTAAAACTGCTACATATTACAAAGAGAATCCAGAAGCTAGAAAAAAACGTAACGAGTATCAGAAGGAATATAATAAATCTGATAAACAAGTAGCTAAACGAGTAGAGCTTAACCGTGAGAATCGTAAAAGAGGAACCTACGGAGATAAGAACGGAATGGACCTAGCACATACTAAGAGAGGGTATGTAATGAAGAAGGCGTCAATTAACAGAGGAGATACTAACGACATGCCTGGAGATAAAAGAGCTAGAGGCAAAAAAAATAAATAATATGTTACTAGGAAACGCAATAGAATTAGTTACTACTAAGACAGGAATAAAGAAAGTAGTAGAGAAGGTATCAGAAAAAACAGGAAAGGACTGCGGATGCGCTGCTAGAAAGGTAAAACTAAACAATCCTAATTTACTAATAAACAAAATATTAAAATAAGATGGCATATCAAAAATTACAGACCGAAAGAGGCTTAGCAGTAGTTAAATCTGATACGGTAAATATTCCTTCGGTTAACGGAGCAGCAAAAGCAGATCCGTGTGTACTATACACTGGATCAGGAGGAATTATTAGAGTTCTTACCGCAGGAGGTGATGACATTACATTAAATGCTGTTCCAGCAGGAGTAGTATTGCCAATTCAAGTAGTTCGTGTATTCTCAACAACAACAACAGCTACAGGAATAGTAGCTCTTTGGTAGTATGCGTAAGAACCTTGATACAATAATAAACAGATGGATAAGTAGAAAACTTTTTGTTTTTCTTATAGGATGTGCTGGACTATTCTCAGGTACACTAACATCTTCAGACTGGGTTATAATAGCAACAGCGTATATTAGTATTCAAGGTGTTACAGATATTGTCGAAAAATTATCCATAAGAAAAAATGAGTAATTTAGAGATAGAGAGATTGGACAGACTTGAAAAAAAACTTGGCTATTGTTGGAGAAAATATCCGCGACATTAAGAATGCTATTGTTGGCAATGAACTCAACAATAACCACGGAATGCTTTACAAGATAAACGAAATAGAGGACCGTGTTGAGGATCTTGAGGTATTTAAAAATGAGGTGTCTGTATATGTAAAGCAGTTTAAGGTGGTGATGCTTATTATATTAGGATCATTAGGTACTATACTAGTAAAAATATTTTCAAAATAATGAATCTATCCAAGAACCTGTCACTAGCAGAAATGATTAGTAGTGAATCTGCTAAAAGGAACGGTATAAAAAACGAACCTACAGCAGAGCACTTAGAGAATATGAAAAAGCTAGCTACAAACGTTTTTCAGCCTATTAGAGATCACTTTAATACTCCGATACATATAAGTTCCGGATATAGAAGTTTAGCTCTAAATAAGGCTATAAAAGGATCATTATCAAGTCAGCACTGTTCTGGTGAGGCTATGGACATAGACATGGACGGGACAAGTATTACAAATGCTAAAATATTCAATTACATAAAAGATAACTTAGTTTTTGATCAGTTAATATGGGAGTTCGGTACAGATAAGAATCCAGACTGGGTACACGTATCTTACGAATCAAAAGGAAAGCAAAGAAAACAGGTTCTTAAAGCAATAAAAAAAAATGGCAAGACTGCTTATACTATTTATTAGTGTGTTATTACTTCATTCTTGTGCGTCTAGAAAGGTAGACGTATCTAAAGTGACTGTGGAGACTAAGATTGATAGTGTGTCTGAAGTAAAGGTAGACGGAACGTACGTTAAAGATAATAACGTAGTTGTAATAGAGTCTATAGATGAGGTTGAGTACACAGCAAAGGATACATCAAAGCCTATGGAAATTGACGGAAAGGTTTTTAAAAACGTAGTTATAAAGAGCAAGAAATCAAAAAAAGAAACCATAGATAAAACAAAAGAAATTTCAAAAGTATCTTCTGTAAAAAAGTTAAATGTAAAAAGAGAAGGTATTAAAAAAACTTTCGAAAAAAAGGTAGACAAAAAAGTAAACAATTTTGTTTATTTATGGTTATTACTCATACCTGTCGGAATGTATGTTTATAGACAGATCAAAAACAAAATATTCTTATAATGGCTAAGCAGACAGAATCAAACAAGAAGGAATCTAAAAGCATTAAGCGTCCAGGCGCTCATAGTAAAAGCAAGACTTCTAAATTAAAATCTAGCAAGAACTACGTTAAAAAGAACGTAGGTCAAGGAAAGTAGTATGACAAAAATAAGTACATATACATTAGACGAAAAGATAACCGCACTTGATAAGTGGATTGGATCTGATGTTAATCAACAGAACAGAACTAAAAACTTTACACCTAAGAAGTTAGCCGAGTACTTTAACGAAAATCAAGTTATTAATATTGGTGTTCCGTTACAGTATAAGTACTATACACTAGATCCTTTAGAAGCTAGACCTAACGGAACCTTGACGTTTATACCAGAGAGAGGAGCTACGGTTAATTTTTCTTCTATAAGTACATTTATTCTTAGTAAGTACACAATGAAACAGAACATAGTTTCTGACTTCCTTGATTTCTTAAATAAATGTGAGGTTCTTATATTCAAATCTAGCGATATTAATTCATTTGGATTTTATAAGATATCTGATATTGTAATATACGATGAGGAACCCAACTTCTTTACTGTTACTGTAGATTATAGAACAGGGCACGGTTTTATGGAGGAGGACGAGGACTACATGATATCTCTTGTTAGTTTAGATTCTGCTGTAGATAAAACATTTGTATTTACACAAGACACTCCTGCTAATCCATGGATAATCAATCACAATCTTGATAAATTTCCATCAGTAACAATGGTGCTATCTACTGGACAAGTAGGTATGGCTGATGTTAATTATATAGACGCAAACAACTTAACAATAACTTTTTCTGGAGATGAATCTGGAAAAGCATATATGAACTAACTATGGCAATACAGTTTTTAAACAATCTAAACCTCAACGACAACCAACTTCTAAACGCTAAGGTTCAGGTTGCGTCAACAGCTCCTACAGCTGCTAAGGGTCAAATATACTTAGACAGTACTACTAATGTAAATACGTTTAAGTACCACGACGGATCACAATGGATAGGTTTAAAGCAATTAAACTTAAACAACAGTACATTTATTAACCTATCTAATTTAAGCGCTACAGGAAGTAATGTCATTAGTTTAGAGGCAAGTTTAAACGCTACCGGGACTCCAGACAATACAAAATTCTTAAGAGGAGATAATACTTGGGCTGCTCCATTACAGTATGCTGGATGGACGTTATCTGGTAATACAGGAACTCCACAATCAATAGATTCTGGAAATACAGTTAGCATATTAGGTGGAACAGTTATGTCTACAGTAGCTAGTGCTGCAGATACATTAACTATCAACCACGCATCAGTATCAAGAATAAATACTACTTCTACAGCATCTCCATCAGCTGGCGCGACATTTACCGCAGTTGACAGTGTTACTAGTAGCGCTGAAGGACATATAACTGCTTTAAATTTAAAGACAGTTACATTACCATCTAACCCTACAATTACTTTAACCGGTGATGTTACAGGGTCTGGAACAACATCTATCGCAACTACGATTGCTTCTGGTGCTGTAGAATTCGCAATGATCGACCCCGCGGCGGTTATTACTTCAAGCGAAGGAATAGCTAGTAACAACAATGATGTTACACTACCAACGAGTGCCGCTGTAAAATCTTATGTTGATTCATCTTTAGTTGGATCTTTAATATTTCAAGGTGGGTATAACGCTGCTACAAATACACCAAATTTAGATTCACCTCCAACAGGTGTGATCAAAAAAGGTTTTATGTGGACAGTCACTGCTGATGGGTTATTCTTTACCGAACAAGTTAGAATTGGGGATTCATTAATTGCAAACATTGACACACCTACAACATTAGCAGATTGGACAAGAGTACAAAGCAATATTGATTTAGCTACACTTTCAACTGTAGGTATTGGTAATGTAAATGCAGGAACAGGTATTAGTGTATCTTATTCTAATGGCACAGCTACTGTAAGTACTACATCAATATCCGCTACTGGGCAGATTACAGCTGGATCTTTATCGGGCACTGTAACACATGCATTTGGTTTAAATACTATGGTACAAACATACGATGCAACATCCGGTGATACCGTATATTGTGACGTAACTAGAACAACAACTTCTGTAACAGCTACTATTGCAGCTGTAAATGCTAATAATATAATTATTTTAGTACAAAAAATAGGATAATAAAATATAATATATGAAATTTAAAAGCGATATAGAGGTCCAAGCGGGTCTGAAGGATTCTTCAGGCGCTAACGGTACTTCAGGCCAAGTACTATCTTCAAATGGGTCAACAGTTAGTTGGGTAAATGAAAGCTTAGTTGCTAGCGATGTTCAGAACCAAGTTAAGGCAGGTGTCGCTATAAATAAAGGACAAGCTGTTTATGTAACTGGTGCTGACGGAACTAATATAATTGTAGGGTTAGCCTCAAATACTTCTGAAGCTACTTCTTCAAAAACATTGGGATTACTTAATGCTACAGTTGCTGTTAATGGTTTTGCTGATGTTGTACAAATAGGTAGGCTAGAAGGGCTAAACACGTCTGCTGCAACAGTTGGCGATCCTGTGTGGTTAGGCACTAATGGTAATCTTATTTATGGCTTAGCAAATAAAC